TTCCGATCTCCTTTTCCTTCTCTCTCATCTCTTCTCCTCCACTCTCGCCCCGCCCTCCTCGTCCTTTCCCCTCCCCCTTTCCCCTCCGCTCACCCACCCCCTGTTCCATAAAAAAGACCCCCCTTATGGGACCCAAACCTCCCCTTCCTCTTGCATAAATATATTTTTGTGATACATTTGCAGTCATGACTACGATTGTCCCTCCCATCGAAGAGAACATTCCTCTTCCAGATAACGCGCGGGAAGCCTTCCCTGAGCTGACGCCCACTCAGGAACTGAACATGCGTGCGAATGTCGTGAAGCTAATGGCCGATTTGACGGGTCAGGTGCTTACGCCTACTCAGGAGAACGTGGATCAGGCCAACGATTTAGCCCGTCAGATGATGACCGACCCCAAGCACCGCCCAGAATTTGGCCGGTATCCAAATGAGACCCTTGCTTATCTTGCAGGGATGGTCGCTCAGATGAATGTATCCATCGTTGATGAGCTTTCAGACCTGAAAATGTACGTGGTCAACAAGCTAGTGATGGAGGTCGAGAACGCCAAAGATTCTAAGAATCGTATTTCTGCCCTATCTAAGCTAGGGGAAGTCGATGGCGTTGATGCGTTTAAGAAACGCAGCGAGATGACAGTCAAAGTGCAGACTATGGAAGAAGTTGAGAAGGAACTTTTGCTCACTTTGGATAGTCTGGAGTCCAAAGTAATTGATGTAGAAGCCAGAGAAATAGTGCAGGGCGATGCAACTAACTCCTGAAAAACTCTTTAAGCTGCGGCAAGCTCTCCCGACAATGCCGGAGAAGCAGAAAAGACGCACTTTAGAGCTAATTAAGACCTACGAAGCGGGTCTAACGCAGGATCTTGCGAAGAATTCGTTCTTAGATTTCGTAAAACATGTATATCCGGGCTACAAAGTAGGCCCACATCACCTGAAATTGGCTCAGATCTTTGAAGATATAGCCAAAGGGTTAAAAAAACGCGTAATAGTTAACATAGCGCCGCGACATGGTAAGTCGGAACTCATATCCTACCTTGCACCGGCGTGGTTTCTGGGGAAACACCCAGAGAAAAAGATCATCATGTCCTCACACACTGCTGATTTGGCGGTGAACTTCGGTCGAAGGGTGCGTAACTTAGTGGGGTCTGAGAGCTATCGGGATATTTTTCCTCAGATAGAACTACAGGCTGACTCTAAATCGGCCTCAAGATGGGGTACGAACTTCAATGGTGAGTATTTTGCTATTGGTGTTGGAGGTGCTCTCGCTGGTAGGGGCGCTGATCTGTTCATTATTGACGATCCACATTCTGAACAAGAGGCCAAAACCGGACGACCCGACGTTTTTCTACCTGCTTGGGAGTGGTTCCAGTCTGGGCCTCTTCAGCGGCTTATGCCGGGTGGCGCAATCATTGTTGTGATGACTAGATGGTCTAAATTGGACTTGACTGGTCAGATTGTGTCGCAGATGAACCGTGAAGATGGTGTAGACAAGTGGGAAGTAGTTGAGTTCCCAGCGATTAAAGACAATGATGAGGCGTTGTGGCCTGAGTTTTGGCCGGTTGAAGAACTTCTAGCCAAGAAAGCTGCTCTTGATGTGCGGTATTGGAACGCCCAGTACATGCAGAACCCCACTTCTGAAGAAGGGGCGCTAATTAAGAGAGAGTGGTGGAAAATCTGGGATAGAGAAGACGCGCCGCAGTGCGATTTCATAATTATGAGTCTGGACGCCGCGCAGGAGACCAATAATAGGTCTGACTACAACGCGCTCACGACTTGGGGGGTCTTCTATAACGAAGAGACCAACAATCATGCCATTATTTTGCTCAATTCCATCAAAAAACGGATGGAGTACCCAGATCTGAAGAAGATGGTGCTTGAAGAGTACAAAGAATGGGAGCCTGATGCGTTTATGGTGGAGAAGAAGTCCAATGGTTCTCCGCTATATCAGGAATTTAGGCGGATGGGATTGCCGTGTCAGGAGTTTACTCCGGGCAAAGGGCAGGATAAGATAGCAAGGGTAAATGCCGTAAGCGACCTGTTTGCATCAGGTATTGTTTATGCCCCTGATCGCAGGTGGGCCAGAGAAGTTATTGAAGAGTGCAATGATTTCCCTAGCGGCGCTAATGATGACTTGGTGGACTCCACTACCCTTGCGCTGTTAAGATTCAGGCAGGGTGGTTTTTTGCGTTTGCCGTCAGACGAGCCAGACGAAGTATTTAGCTTCTTCAAAACACGCAAACGCGCCGCGTATTACTAAGGACACAGCATGACTATCGACAAGGCGTTGTATCAAGTTCCCCAAGGAATAGGTCAATTGACCGGGGATGAAGAGCCTATCGAAATTCAGATTGAAGATCCCGAGTCAGTAAGCATTAGAGTTGGTGATACTGAAATCGTGATGGAGCAGGAAGTAGACGAGGATGAATTTAGCAAGAATCTTGCTGAAGATATGGATGAAGGCGAGTTGCAGCAGCTTGCTGGAGATCTGATTAACGACTACGACACAGATATTTCAAGCCGTAAAGATTGGATTCAGACCTATGTAGATGGTCTTGAATTGCTAGGTTTGAAGATTGAAGAGCGGATGGAGCCTTGGCCCGGAGCTTGTGGTGTGTACCACCCGTTGCTTGCAGAATCCGTTGTTAAGTTCCAAGCTGAGACCATGATGGAGACATTCCCGGCAGCAGGGCCGGTGAAAACTCAAATCATTGGTAAAGAGACGCCAGAGAAAAAGAAAGCTGCTGAGCGAGTTCGTGATGACATGAACTATCAGCTAACGGACGTTATGAAAGAGTATCGTCCAGAACATGAACGGATGTTGTGGGGTCTAGGTCTAGCTGGCAACGCGTTCAAGAAAGTATATTTTGATCCAGCTTTGGGCCGACAGGTCTCGATGTATGTCCCGGCTGAAGACGTAGTTGTGCCGTACGGCGCGTCAAGCCTAGAGTCTGCGGAGCGCGTCACACATGTGATGCGTAAGACGGCAAACGACATACGTCGACTCCAGCACGATGGGTTCTATCGTGATGTTGATCTGGGTGAACCTACCCGGACGATGGACGAGATAGAGAAAAAGATTGCTGAGAAGTTAGGGTTCCGTGCGACCGAAGATAATCGGTTCAAACTCTTGGAGATGCAGGTAGAGCTTGACCTGCCGGGGTATGAGCACAAAGACGGCAAAGAAGAAACCGGAATCGCCCTGCCGTATATCGTTACGATGGAGAAGAGCACCAGCACGATTCTAGCGATCCGAAGGAATTGGAACCCTGACGATGAAACAAATCAGAAACGCGCTCACTTTGTTCACTACCCGTATATTCCGGGTTTTGGATTCTACGCCTTTGGACTTATACATCTTATTGGCGCTTATTCTAAGTCTGGCACTAGTATTATTCGTCAACTTGTTGATGCCGGAACCCTTGCCAATCTACCGGGGGGATTTAAAACACGTGGTCTTCGTACCAAAGGAGATGACACGCCAATTTCCCCCGGAGAGTTCCGCGACGTAGACGTTCCTAGCGGTACGATCAAAGATAACCTGATGACGCTTCCGTACAAGGAGCCAAGTCAGACTTTGATGGCATTGCTACAGCAGATCATTGAAGAGGGCCGCAGATTTGCGGGTTCGGCTCAGCTTGAGACCTCTGATATGTCTGCCCAAGCACCGGTTGGGACGACGCTTGCCATCCTAGAACGTACTCTGAAGATGATGAGTGCAGTTCAAGCGCGTATCCACTACGCGATGAAGCAGGAGTTTAAGCTCCTCAAAGACATCATCCGCGACTATACGCCCGAGGAGTATAGCTACGAGCCAGAAGAAGGTAGCCGTAAAGCCAAGCAGTCCGACTACGATATGGTGGAGGTCATCCCTGTATCTGATCCGAATGCGGCGACGATGGCTCAGAAGGTTGTTCAGTATCAGGCTGCTCTACAGCTTGCACAAGGAGCACCTCAGTTATACGACTTGCCATTGTTGCATCGGCAGATGTTAGAGGTCTTGGGGATCAAGAATTACCAAAAGTTGGTCCCAATTGAAGATGAGATGAAGCCTCGTGATCCAGTCACGGAGAATCAGAACGTACTAAAAGGCAAACCAGTCAAAGCGTTCTTGTACCAAGATCATAGGGCGCACATTGCTGTACACATGGCGGCGGTGCAAGATCCGCACATCATGGAGTTGATCGGTAAAGATCAGCAGCTTGCGCAGAAGGTATCTGCTGCGATGTCCGCACATATTGCGGAGCATCTGGGTATGGAGTACCGCAAACAGCTTGAGCAACGCATGGGTATGACGTTGCCTGCGTACGAGGATGATCAAGATGAGGCAATGATGTCTCCAGAGATGGAGGTTCAAGTCTCTCAGCAAGCGGCGATGGCAGCGCAGCAGATGTTGCAGCAGAACCAGCAGCAGGCTCAGCAGAAGAAGAATCAAGAGATGGCGCAAGATCCTCTCATCATGCTCCAGAAGCAGGAGCTTGATATCAAGGCGCAGGACTTGCAGCGTAAAGCCAAGAAGGATAACGACGATCTCCAGACAAAAATGGCTCAGCTTCAGGTTGAGGTTCAGCGGTTAACAGCCCAACATGATCTTGAACAGCAGAAGATCGACATGCAGCACGAGGTCGAGGGAGCCAAGACTGCACTTAAAATGTATAGCGAACAACTTCAGCGCGAAGCTCAGCAGGAGCAGATGGGTCACTCAGCAGGAGTTGACATCATTAAACAC